ACAGAAGCTAATAATTTATAATTCTGTAAATTAGATGAAAGAAACTTATCCAAATCATATGATTCTTTAATAGTTTTAATAAGGTTGTATTTCTCCCTATTTAATTTATTCTCATCCAATTTAATTCTTTCATTAGATACTTCCTCTAAGAATAATTTTGCATCATTGACAGATGTATATTTCTCTTTTACTATTTGGTTGTATAATCTAAGTTCTTTAGCCAATTCTTTATTTGAACTAAAAAACTCCTTTATAATCTTCTCAGATATATTTTTGTTGGAATTAGCCAATACCTCCTGCGTAATTTGCTTGACAAGTAGTTCAAACAAAATAGCAGTATTCTTAAACTTTGAGTGTTTAACTTTCATCAGAATTTATTATTTTTCTTTACTATATATGTAAATATTACTTCTATAAATATTAGGAAACTTTAGATAAGTGATTTTTATTGGTCTGGTAAGATGTTTTTATCATCTAATAGAGAACCCGTATCATCACTTAATCCATTTAATCCTTCATTTATAACTTTCTTTGTAGATTTCTGAGAGTTTCTAGCTTGAATTTTAGTTCTAATACCATCTCTTAATTTCTTATCTTTGTCGGATATTCCCTTAAGTTTATTGTATATTCTTTCTCCTCTAGTCTCTCTTCCAAAATTACGAGTGATATCAGCTTTTCCCAATGGGTCTCTTCCAAATGCATTATCATCAGTTCCATTATCACCTGTCATTTGAGGTCTTCCACCTAATTTACCATTCTCAGCACTTGCATCAGCTGCTTCTTGCGTAGGTTCTTCCTCAGCGGGTTCTGCCATCATACCCGTTTCAGGTTGCTCACCTTCAGCCGGTTGCTCACCTTCCGGAGCTCCCTGTGGTTGTTCTCCACCAGGTTGTTCAGCTTGTTCCTCATATGGGTCAACACCTTCGTTTTCAATTTTATTTAATCGATTTAAATCAAATGTATCATATACTACGTTCGTTCTTTCCTCGTCGATTTCCTCTGTAGAAAGTTTAAATACATTCTGATAAATCCAATCATTAGATAACAACTTCAATGCTTTCATATCCGTTGCTAATCTAACCTTTTCAGCCCATAGGTTAATCTTCTCTTGCTCATAGATTGTAGACGGGTTAGTTAATTCTAATTTGAAATCAACTGCATCCATACCTTCAATTCCTTGTGCAATTAAATGAGCAATAGCTACCTGAGTTAATTCAGATACTACAACTTTTTGAATTCTTTCAATAGTTCTAGCAAAACGAATATCTTCCGCTGCTAATGTAGCTTTACCATTGATATCCTCTTCGTATCCTAAGAAAGCCTTTGGAACTTTAAGTGCCGCAAATAGTTTAGCTTTTAAGTAATCAATATCTTCAATAGCAGTATATTGTAATCCATTTAATGTATCGATTTGAGTACCACTATCACCACCTCTCACAGGCATAAAGAAATCCTCTGTGATGTTCATCATATTATACTTAAGATTGTAATCTCCTGTCTTTTGGTCTTGAAAAGGAGTTTTCTTAATCTTATTAATAATCTTCTGCATATAGTTATCAACCTCTTGAGGAGGAATATTACCTATATCAATTTTGAATATTCTTTTTTCAGGTGCTCTCATAATACGATGTATCATCATTGCATCTTCCATCAATGTAATTTGTTTCCACAATCTTCTTGCGTTCTCCAACATTGATTTACCATACGGTAAATAGTTTGTATCAGAATACAGACGGAAGTGAGCCATTTCAAAGTTATCATATTCATGCTTACCAAATTTGTCTGGGTCAACTGTGAATTTAATACCTTGCTGTTTTCTATTAATTCTCTGAGGGTCGTTTAGTCCTTCTGTTCTAGTTACATAATATACAGATTGAGGATGTACGTTTATAACACCATCTCCTTCTGCTATTTCTAATGTAATGAAACAATCTCCATATTTACATAGATTCCTAACCCAAGGCCATAGATTAAACTCTATGTTCATTGTATCATAGAATAATGATTCTAATATCTCTTTTACTTGTTGATTATCGGTTTTGATAGTTAATACATCACCAAATTCATTCTTAGTAGTAGATTCATCTGCATAGATATCCAATGCCGATGATAGGATTGGGTCATTATCCATTGCATCATAATCCAAAAATAACTCTCTACGAATTACTTGATATGATAATTGAGTTTGATATACATCCTGAGTGTACCCAGTTTGTAATCTGTAGAATCTATCCTTTAACGATTTTAAGTTTGTTACCTGTTGACTGTTTTCGGTATCGACAACTCTCGTTTTATTACCCTCTTTTTTAACAATAACTCCAGACGAAAATACCTTTCGTAGTCTGTCAAAAAAAGAATTGCTGTTATCTGCCATTTTTATATGTTTTCTATAATCCTTAAACTAAATTATATATAAATATATATATAAATATTTTTACTCAAAACTCAACTTATACTTATTTATTATAAATATTAAAATAACCACCTTACATCTTCTTTTTCCATACCTAAATCCATTTCATATGGATTTCTTTGTAAAGTCTGACGGTTATATACCCCAATCTCACCCACACCGGTAGTTGAAAATGAATTTAATCCTTGCTTAACTAAATCCATTCTTTCTTGTCTTAAACGTAGTGCGGTATCCCTAACCCATAAACCAATTGCCAAACACATCGTTAAGTCATCATTATATCCTCTCATAGCTTCCGCTCTGTTTGTGTACCATATAAAGGTAAATAACTCATCTATTGTTCTAATTGATTGTATCACTACTGATTTCTCTCTAAAATATTCATCCAACTTAGATATCATAAGAGGACGAGTTTTAGATGATGTGGTGAATCCTGCTACTTGTCTCCTATCTTCTGCTCCAAATTTGTTTGTATATTGCTTTTCAACATCTACATATTTGTAATCTGATGTTTGATAATAAATGTTATTGTACCCCCTATCAATACATTGTTGTAATGCCGCCCATCCGATGTTTGCATTCTCCACAACTAATAGTGCATTATTATAATCCGTTGCTACCGAAACTAAGAAGTTACCAAATTCCTTTGTATCTATCTTACCTCTATATTCCGCAACCTGTACATTATTAACCACATCTATAACGTGGAAAGCTGAGTAATCTGATGCATCACCTCTGGCAACGTCGGCTACAACCATATAGGATTTGTTATAATCAGGATAATCCCATTTCCAATAATTCCCATCCCAGCCACCTTTTTCAACCGGGTCTTTAACAAATGTTTCCTTATACCACATTAGGATTTCAGGAGATATTACCGTATCACCGGAAGATATAAAGTCACAATCACACTCTTGCGCTGCCAACTTTTCTCCCAATACTTTTGTTTGCTCATCTCTCCATCTTTGGTCTCTCTCAGGATGAACCGTCCAATGTAGATGGATTGGATTGAATTCATTCGTTCCTTCCTCTGAACCTACCCATTGTTTATGAAACCAGTTACCCACACCATTCGGAGTAGATAATGCTATACAACTACCACCCGTTGATAGGGCCGGTGTCGCTGATGCCCAAATCTCATTAATATCCGGTACGAAAGCCGCCTCATCAACAACCAATAGGGATATGGATTCCGAACGAGCTGCATCAGGTGAGGATGGAATAGCTTTTACTTGTGAACCATTTACTAATCGTAATGAGAGTTTGTTATCTTCTTGCGTTGCTACCTTTAGCCAACTCGGTAGGTTATCATACATAACTCTTACCTTTGTTACTAAGTTCTTAGCAACCTCCTGCTTAATCGCAATAACAAGTACGTTATAATCTTGATTGAATATCATCTTCCACAAAGAATAACCTGCGGTTAATGTGGAGATACCTGTTTGACGGGATTTAAGAACTAAGTTATATCGATATTCTTTAAATTGTAATAAAGTTTTTTCCTGATATGGAAATAACTCAAACCTTAACTTACCTTTTGTAGGGTGCTGAATCTTACAATACTTACGCATGAAATATACGGGGTCTGCCGCACATTTAACATACTCTTGTCTTATTACATCCTTTAAAGATAATTGTTTATCTTGCATTAAAATAATCTATTTAGTATCGGATTATCTACCCCTCTCACTTTTCTCTCATATATAACTATATCCTCCTCTAATTCTGATAATCCTTTTTCGATATTAGCAATTTCTTTTTCCATTTCCTCTTTCATTTCATCAATTGGTTTTGGTAAATGCCATATCTCAATTCTTCCATCCTCTAAAACCTGCTCATAATGTGGTTTCAATTCTTTGATACCATCCTCAATTTGAGCCTTTGCTTCTTTAGCCATATCAATAGCTCTTCCAAATAATCTGTAGTTTTTATAATCTTCGTGAATATTAAGCTTTTCAGCTTCACTATCCATTTCTACATTACAATCTATACAAAATCCAGATTCTTTGATTAATATTTTATCATTTGCTCCATACTTTTGCTTAGAGCAAGTTGGATTTTTACAATTATCCTTTTCCCTTAAAAATTCTCTAGCTGATTGAAATGCTTCGTGGTTCTTTCCTGTTTTTAAAACAAACCCTTCTTTCTGTTCATAACGATAAACATCGTCTTCCCATACTTCTCCAATTTCCCTTTTAGTGTGTGGGTTGGATTTCTCATACCCAAATGCTCTGTTCGGGTCTTCCCCTCTAAACACAAAATCCACCAATTCACGGCGGGTTTTATGCATTAAATCTTTTCTAAATTCTTTAGCCATATAACCTATTTTGTATATCTATATATATTATGGAAAATAAGATTAAGGTAATTTTACAACCTCAATCTTAATCTTAGGAGTATAACCATCGGGTAGGTTAACTTTAACTCCTTCAAATGATTCTACCTTGCTTTCAAAGTAATTTATCTGTAATATTCTATCGGTAAGATTCATCACTGTCTGAGAAGATGTCCACATTTCATCACTCTGTCTTCTCATATTCAATTGTGAATCTGTTTTAAAAAATTCTTTTCTCATTGCCGCCGCTATCTCTGTCCAATCACTTACCTTATCTACTGATTTTTCAGCGGTTGTTTTTCTCATCTTAGAAGATAGATATTTGATTCCATTTGTATATCCTGCATCTGTAAATACGTGTCCATGATTAGTTCTAACTACAGGACTTTCAGTATTCTGTAATTTAACATCGGGCTTATGCTTTGATGTAGTTTCAATGCTAACCATATGTTTAGGAGATGATACGAATGTATGACCTTTTAAAGATAATGAACTCTTACCCTTATATGTAAGTGCTGCTTTGATTGCGGCCTTAAGAGTAGGTTGTTTTATGATGTTTCTCATCTTATCACCATCAGGTCCAGGTTTACCAGCTTTCTTTACAAGCTTAGCTTCAGCTTCATCATGTCCAACTAATAGTGCTGAGTTTACAACACCAATTCCGTTTTCGTTTAAACCCTCACTCCAATCAGTTACTAAATCGTGCAGATATGCAACTTCCACACCATCAATGATAGTGTGTACTATTTCTAAAGAAGGGTTATAAGCTCTATCTCTATTTTTAGCTAATATAAACTTATCCTTAATTTCTTTA